GAAAATAATAGAAATACTCAATTAAGATTTGATGAATTATTTAAAAAAATTGAAAAATTAGAAAGATTTAATCAATAAAATAATCACTTCTTTTTCCTCCATAAAAATTCCATAAATTAATATTTGGAATTTTGTTGTCAATTGAATTTAAATATTTAATTTTATCATTATCATCTATTAAATCATTCAAAATAAAATAATCTTCATTCTTTTTAATAATATCAATACATTCGTTTTTATTATAATAATACGGACATTCATCTTCACTAATATAAGTATCTCTAAAATTGAAATTTTGAAATTCTAATAATTCATTTATATCAGGTAGATTAATATTTTTATTTTTTTCTTTATAATTATTATATTCCTCTATATTATGAATATTATTTAATTTTAATTGATTTATTATTTTCAATGTTGTCCATTGATTAGCTTTAACTATTATATTATATTTCATCGTATTTATATTAGATTTTTCATTATTATCCTCCTCTATAATTTCAATTTTATTATCATCCGGATTAAATACATTTATAGGCAAATTGTTTTTTCTAATAATATCGATTTTATAAGATTTGATATTATCATATTCTAATTCAAGTTCTAATAAAAGATATTGAAGAACTTTTTCAATTTTCTTATAATCTTTTCCAATATCATTATTATAATTTGTAGGTAAAATTACCCGTAAATATTTTTCATTATTAATTCTTGTTCCTCTTCCTATTGATTGTATAATATCTTTTTCAGATAATTTATAATCTGTGAAATAAATAATATCAATATATTTATTATCATATCCCATTGAATATTTAGCAACTACATAACCAATTGCTTTTTGTTTGTTTTCAATTTCTTTTTCAAATTCATTAATATCATCATAATATTTAATATTACTTCCCAATTCTTTTTTAATTGACTTGATATCTTTTAAATCTTCCTTTATTATAATATCATCATTATTTTTAATAAATTCTTGATTAATTAAAATATAAGGTTTAATATCTATTTCACCTTTAATAAATGCTTTTAGATGATGTAAATAATATCTAAAAGCACTATTACAACTATTATGAAAACTTAATCCTAATTTTCTTTCTTCATTAATTTTATTGAAAGTATTGAAAATTAAACTATTATAATTAATATTTTCTATATTTGTTTCTTTTTCAAATATTTCAACTTTAATCTCTGCTAAACATCCTTTTATTTTCAATTCATTATATCTAATAGGTTCATATAATTCTCCATAATTTTTTTTATTATTTAAAACAAATTCTTTATTAGGACTAGCAGTTGTAAATAATCTATATTTAATATAAATAGTATCTGTTAAAAAGAATTGTTTAATATTATTATTTTTATCATCATTCCAATTATCTAATGCCCAATGAGCTTCATCAAACCAAATAAATATATCTTTAATATTATTTGTAATAATTAAATCATAAATATTTTTATAAGATTGATAACAATAATTATAAATATTATATTTAAAATTATTTAAATATTTAAGATATTTATTATCAGCATTCTGTTTTTTAATTGCTATTCTTGGTGAAAATATTAAAATATTTATAGGTTGTAATTTAGAAATAACATTAAAAGCTATAAGAGATTTACCAGCACCTGTTGCTAAACATAAATAAATTTTATAATTAATATTTAATTTATCAATAATATAATCAATAGCTATTTTTTGATAATCTCTTAAAATAATTTCGTCTTTATTTTTAAGTTTAAGGAATAAAGATACTAATTTAGAATAATTATTAATTGTTATATTTTTCTTATTTATTCTAAATAATTCATCATCTGTTTTAGAAATAAATTTAATATTATTTTTAATAAAATAAGGTTCAATTTCATCTATAATTAATCTATTATAGAATTCAGTTCCTCCATTAAAATAAATATTATAATGTTTAAAATCGCTTTTAATTAAATTATCAATTAATAATAATTTAGTTTTATTAACATTTAATTCATAAATTTTAACATAATTTCCTTTATATATTTCACCAGTAATATAAGTATTTTCTCTATCTTTAATAGATGTTGTTATACCTACTTTGAAGACATTACATTGCTTATACCATTCATTATCTCTAATATAAATATAACCAAATGACATTTTTAAACATATATAATTATATAATAATCATTTTTTTATAAACTTAAAAAATAACTTTTGTTTTTTCTAATTTATTAAATCTTTCTTTAATTTCTTTGAATTCTTTTTTCATTTCTAAATATTTATTTTCAAGTTTATTTATTTTTTGTAAAATTTCATCATTAACGCTATTTTCATTATTTTCCATTATTTATTATTAATATTAAATATTTTTTAAATATAAATATAATGGATAAATTGTGTAATTTAATTATAGAAAATAATTATGAACATGATATAACTTATTATATTAAACAATCAAATTTAGACTTAATTTCATATAATCATAATGATAATTTTGAAACAATTGATTATATTTATAATTCAATACAAGATTATTTTACTAATTATAAATATGATATTATTATAAATTATAATAAACCATTACTCACATTTATATATAAAAATTATAAATGTGATATAAGCACTATAAAATGGTATGATAATTCTTTATATTGGATTTTAAATATAAAAATATTATTTGTTTTTTCATAATTTAATTGAAAAAAACAGAAAAAATGAAATTATATCTTAATTAATAAAATATATACAATGGGAATAGAATTACCATATAAAAAACGGGTGGAAAAGTTACGTGAATTAAACATATTAATAAACGAACAATTAGAAATAAGAAGAAAAAAATATGAAAAAAAAATTTTCATTATGAAATTTATAGATGAAATTCCTGAATTATCTTATTATGAAGCAAAACAATTGGAAAAAAAACTTGGGAATATTTATTTAGAATGGAATGATGAAATATATGATGATAATACTTATCGAAATTTATTGAGAGAAAGAAATAATTTATTTATATATAATAAAAAATAATTTTTTTTAATCATCCAAATATATATCATATATTTCTTCTTCTCCATATTCCTCAATTAATCTAAATATTCTCTTAGGATGTAATGCCTTCGCTATTATCTCCTCCTTTAAATCAATATTAGAATTTTTCATATAATTATAATCATATGAAAATATAGATGGATTAGATGATAATAATACCCAATTAATTTTTTCTTGATTTTCTTTTAATAATTCAATCGCATTCTCATTTGTTGATAACATTTCCCAATTAATTTTATCTTGATTTTCTCTTAATATTTCAACAGCATTTGGATTTCCTGATAATTGATACCAATCAACTTTATCAAGATTATCTTTTAATATTTCAATCGCATTTATATTTCCTGATAATAAACACCAATCAATTTTATCAAGATTATCTTTTAATATTTCAATTCCATTTATATTTCCTGATAATTTATTCCAATTAATTTTATCAAGATTTTTTTTTAATAATTCAATAGCATTTGGATTTCCAGATAAATAATACCAATTAATTTTATTAAGATTATCTTTTAAAATTTCAATCGCATTCTCATTTAATGATAATAAATCCCAATTAACTTTATCGAGATTATCTTTTAATATTGAAATAGCTTTTGAATTAACTGATAAATTATACCAATTAATTTTATCTAAATTTTCTCTTATAATTCCTATCGCATTTATATTTTCTGATAATAAATTCCATTTAATTTTATCTTGATTATCTTTTAATATTTCTATTACATTTATATTATAAGATAATGAAGACCAATTAATTTTAATATTATTTATATTTTCTTTTAATAATTCTTTTGCGTTCATATTTCTTGATAAAGAAGACCAATTAATATATTTTCTATTCTCTCTCAATAAATCAATCGCATTTGGATTTAAAGAAAGATAATACCATTCTAATTTTTCGATTTTAATCCAATCTCTTAATTTCATCATTGAGAAATGTAAAAAATTAAAAATTAATAAAATCATTTTTTCTTTAATCTTCAAAATAAATATCATAAATATATTCTTCCCCATATTCTTCAATTAATCTAAATATTCTCTTAGGATGTAATGCCCTTGCTATTATCTCCTCCTTTAAATCAATATTTGAATTTTTCATATAATTATAATCAAATGTGAAAATTGAAGGATTAGATGATAATAATTTCCAATTAATTTTTTCTTGATTATCTTTTAATAAATCAATAGCATTAATATTTTTTGATAATTGAGACCAATTAATTTTATCTAAATTATCTTTTAATAAATCAATAGCATTTGAATTAATAGATAGATAATACCAATTAATTTTATCTAAATTATCTCTTAATAATTTAAAAGCATTAGTATTTGCTGATAACATATACCAATCAATTTTTTCTGGATTATCTTTTATTATTTCAATAGCATTAATATTTTTTGATAATTCAAACCAATTAATTTTATCTAAATTATCTTTTAATAATTCAATCGTATTTGGATTACTAGATAAATTATACCAATTAATTTTATCCAAATTATCTTTTAAAATTGAAATAGCATTCTCATTTCTTGATAATACAGACCACTTAATTTTATCTAAATTTTCTTTTAATAATTCAATAGCATTTGAATTTCCTGATAAATTATACCAATTAATTTTATCTTGATTTTCTTTTAATATTTTAATGGCATTTGGATTTGCTGATAAATAATCCCAATTAATTTTATCTAAATTATCTTTTAATAAATCAAAAGCATTTTTATTATATGATAACGCAGACCAATTAATTTTATCTTGATTTTCTTTTAATATTTTAATGGCATTTGGATTTGCTGATAAATAATCCCAATTAATTTTATCTAAATTATCTTTTAATAAATCAAAAGCATTTTTATTATATGATAACGCAGACCAATTAATATATTTTCTATTCTCTCTCAATAAATCAACAGCATTTGGATTTAAAGAAAGATAATATAAATCTAAATTATCAATATTAATCCAATCTCTTAATTTCATCATTTGAAATATAAAAAATAAAAAATTAATAAAATCATTTTTTAATCATCTAAATAAATATCATAAATTTCTTCTTCTCCATATTCCTCTATTAATCTAAATATTCTTTTCGGATGTAATGCCTTCGCTATTATCTCTTCCTTTAAATCAATATTAGAATTTTTCATATAATTATAATCATATGTGAAAATCGAAGGATTAAATGATAATAATTCCCGATTAATTTTATTAGGATTTTCTTTTAATATTTCAATAGCATTAATATTTTTTGATAATTGAAACCAATTAATTTTATTTAAATTATCTTTTAATATTTCAATCGCATTTGGATTACTAGATAAATAAAACCAATCAATTTTATCTATATTATATTTTAATATTTCTATCGCATTAATATTTCTTGATAATTGAGACCAATCAATTTTATCTAAATTTTCTTTTAATATTTCAATCGCATTTGGATTACTAGATAAATAAAACCAATCAATTTTATCTATATTATCTCTTAAAATTTCAATAGCATTTGAATTTGCTGATAAATTATACCAAATAATTTTATTTAAATTATTTTTTAAAATTGAAATGGCATTTGTATTTAAAGTTAATTGAGACCAATTAATTTTATCTAAATTATCTTTTATTATTTCAATAGCATTAATATTTTTTGATAATTCAAACCAATTAATTTTATCCAAATTATCTTTTAATATTTCTATCGCATTCTCATTTGTTGATAAATAATACCAATTAATTTTATCTATATTATCTCTTAATATTTCGATAGCATTTGAATTTCCTGATAAATTATACCAATTAATTTTATCCAAATTATCTTTTAATATTTCAATAGCATTTGGATTTGCTGATAAATAATCCCAATTAATTTTATCTAAATTATCTTTTAATAAATCAATAGCATTTTTATTATATGATAACGCAGACCAATTTATATATTTTTTATTTTCCTTTAATAAATCAATAGCATTTGGATTTAAAGAAAGATAATATAAATCTAAATTATCAAT